TAAGCTTTTTGCTAAAAAAGAAAAAGAGAAAAAAGGTAAAAAAGGGAAGGTAGCAGCAGGAGATGAAGACGGCATTAGTATGTCGGGTTCCAAAGGAAACAGGACAATGAATGTAACTGTAACAATTAACAATCATTTCAGCGGCAAAACAAGGAGTGACAACTTTGCAGATAAAATTGTAGGACAAATTACAGACAGGCTCAGAGATGGACTAGTAGCATTAGACTAATTATGAAAGATATTTTACTTGATGAGAATAATGACATTAAAACCCTTAATGGTGATTTTGATACCCACGAAAGTGAAATGCAGGAAGTAGCCCTAATTCTGCAGTCTGTTCAGGGAGAATGGAAACAAAGCCCCCTGCTCGGTCCTAATCTTTATCAGTTTATAAAAGGAAAAACAGATAAGGTCGCAGTGGAAAGAGAAATGAGAATACACCTTGCATTGGATGAAAAAGACTTTGAGAATCTAAAAACCAAAATAGAAACACAGATAAAAAATGACGGATAAGGAAATTTTAGGAATAGACAATCGTGTAGTATTAGGGCAGTTATTCAAACTTGCTTTTGGAACAACTCCTATCTATATGCCATTTCCTATCGGAAAACCTCAAGAAGTAGATATGTCGGGTTATAAAGCTGAATTAAAAGAAGAACCTATTTATAAAGATGTAGTAAGGCAGAGTATCTATGGAACACCTGTTGTTTTTCCAATCATGTTTCGTGGAGGAACTTTTAAAAAATATGATGACAAAGGGAAGATAGTCGATTTTAGTATGTCTGATTTCTGGCTTCCTGATGCAACCATGGTGGATTTCAGCAGAGCAAAGAATATTGTAAAAACCAATGTTTTAGGCTCTAATGGAACAGTCAAAGAGATATACGGATTTGATGACTGGAATATAAGAATAAGAGCACTATGTATAAAAGGTAGAGATATGACCGCCAGAGATTTTGAAAAACACCTTACAGAGTGGTTTCAAATAACAGGAAGTATTGGAGTTCAAGGCTCTTTATTCTTGGAAAAAGGAATTACAAGTATCGTGCTGGAAGATATGGATATTAAGAGCATAACAGGTTCCCCTGATGTTATCCCTATTGAATTTCAAGCGGTAAGTGACGAAGCAATAGAATTGCAAATAACAAAAAGATAGAGCGATGACCTTTACAATGAATGCAGAAATCAGATTTTTAAAAAATGACCGAAGAGAGAGCTTTTCTATATTTCAGATTTCTTCTTGTGAAATTGAACTATCGTGGAAAAATATCTGTGGAAAAGCAGAAATTATACTTCCTAGAAATGTAAAGGATTTTGATAGACAAAAGGTAAAAGATGTCTTTCAGAGAGGAGATAAAGTAGAAATTTATCTGGGTTATGATGGGGATTTAAAATTAGAGTTTAGAGGTTATATAGACCAAGTTTCAGCTGATATTCCCATTAATATAAAACTAGAAGATGAGATGTGGAAACTTAAACAAATACCTGTTAATTTCTCCTCTCCTAACATCAGTTTAAAAGGTTTTTTTGAAAAAGTTGTAAAAGACTATCCCTTAGATATTGATGCTCATATTTCACTTGGAGCAGTAAGATTTACAAAGGTAACTCTTGGGGAAGTGCTTAACAAACTGCAGAGTGACATGAACATTTATACTTTTATCAGAAATGGAAAACTTTCAGTTGCAAAACCCTATTCTGATGTAAAGGATGATAAAGGAGTTTTTGAAGAATTTGATTTAGAGAGAAATTGTGTCAGCAATGATTTAAATTACATCTCCGCAGAAAGCAGATTAGTGAAAATCATTGGACAAACCGCACAAAATGTGGCGAAAGCAGTAAAAGCAAAGGAAAAAGATAAAAAATTAAAATTTGAATATGGAGACAATAATGCCAACGAAACCATTAATTGGACTTTTAATGTAAAGACCAAGAAAGAATTAGAAGAGGCTGTAAAAGACCTTTATAAAAAGAAAAAAAAAGACGGTTTTGATGGTTCATTTACCACTTTTGGTATTCCAAGTGTCCAGCATGGGCAGAAAGTAAAACTAACATCTTCTCTATATGAAGACAGACAGGGAACTTATTACATAGACAGTGTAAAAAAGACTTTTAGAAAAGACAGTGGTTACAGGCAGGAAATAGGATTAGGATTTAAAGCATTTTAAATATGGCTGCAGATAAATTAAAACAAACCCTTTCAGAGAAAATCAAATCTTTTGTTCCTATTCAGACTGTTTGGGCAGAAGTTCTGGAAGTGGATTGGGAAAATAAGATAATGACGGCAAAAGGAATAGATGATGAAGAACCTTATTACAATATTCTATTAGGGTTAGACCATGTCTCTGTGAAGCCTAAAATAGATTCTGCATGTCTTATCGGAATGATAGATAATAACCCTACTACACCTTTCTTAATCTGGGCGGATGAAGTAGAAGAATATCATGTAAAAGTAGAGAATACCGAATTTAAAATAAAGGAAGGTTTCCTACTTAAAAAAGAAAACGAAACATTGGCAAAGCTGATGACTGACCTATTACAGGAAATCCAGAAGATGAAATTTTTAACAGTTTCGGGAGGTCCTACAACACGACTTATCAACCAGCCGAAATTTAAGGAAATAGAAAACAGGTTTAAAGAGCTTTTAAAAGAAAATTAAAATGGCATTAAATAAAGATAGATTAAAGGAAAAAATTAAAAAAGCATGGATGTCAGAAGCTGAAAATGAGGATGGAGAGGATTTTTTGGATAAAGTATGCGAAAGAATAGCTTCTGCCGTAATAGAGGAAATAAAACAGGTTAGCATTACAGCGACTTGCACTCACGGACCTGTAAATATTCAAAAAGTAGAATAATGACAACCATCATATTACACAATCAAAGTCTTTTAGATTTGGCGGTTCAGCACACAGGAGCAGTAGAAAACACCTTTGCGATTGCTGTTGCTAATAGGCTGAGTCTGACTGATGATTTACCTGCAGGGGCAGAAATTAAGATTCCAGATAGTGCGAATAAAGACAGCGATGTGCTGAATTATTACACCGCAAAAAGGCTTCAACCAGCCACAGCAGTAATCCTGCTTCCAGAGGAGGAAAGATTAGAAGGTATCGGATATTGGGTTATTCAAACAGATTTTAAAGTAAGTTAGAAAATGGCACGAAGTATAGAGCAAATAAACAACGAAATCATCAAGGCGAAGGAATCAGAGCCAGCTCTTGCAGGGCTGACATCGACCAGCAAGGTGGCAATATGGAGGCTTTGGGCGTACATCACAGCATTTGTGATTTATACCTTAGAGCTGATATTTGACCAGCACAAAGCGGAGGTTTTAGATGCCTTAACTCAACTAAAGCCACACACGGCACGCTGGTACAGAAACAAGGCGTTAGCCTTTCAGTATGGTTTTGACCTCATTCCGGACACGGATAAATTCAATAATCAAGGATTTACCGAAGACCAAATTTCTGCTTCCAAAATTGTCAAATTCTCTGCGGTTACCGAAGCAGATACAGAGAGCCGATTGATTGTAAAAATCGCCACCGAACAGGGCGGAGAACTTCAGCCCATCAGTTTGGGACAAAAAGCCTCTTTTGATGCTTACATGAACGAGATAAAAGATGCAGGGGTAAGAATTACTGTCATCAACTACCTGCCTGATGTTCTCAAATTACAGATGAAAATCTACCGAGACCCTTTGGTTTTGGATGAAAATGGGCAAAGTATTGTAACAGGTAAAAAGCCGGTAGAAGATGCCATTAAAGAGTATTTGAAGAATTTACCATTTGACGGAGAATTAGTCCTTGCACACTTGGTGGATGCTCTCCAGCAGATAGAGGGCGTGAGGATTCCGCACATTATCCTCGCTGAAAGTAAATGGATAGATGCAGGAGTGAATGATTACGGCGGTTATGAGACCATAGAGGTTAAGAAAATCCCTGTTTCGGGATATTTCAAAATTGAAAACTTTAACAACATTGAGTATGTGGTTTAATTTAGATATTCCAAAGCTCACGAGCTTACTTACTCCTACTTTCCTCCGCAAGGAAAAACTCTCGGCATGGCTTCGGGTGCTTCATTATCCTTTGATAAAGATAGCCGATGATTTTAATGTAAACCGAAATGCTAACCTCTACAATCTCGCTCACAATGGACAGGTGTGCTACCTCCGTGCGGCACTCAACGATAAGTTTGACATCAGTCAAAGGCGGATAAAGATAACTGACGGGAACAGGTTTCAACGGCAGTATATCTATACCAGGGGAGAGCAAAAACCGAAGTTTTTGGGTAGAATTTATCTCTATGAAAGAGCTGATTATGGCGATACAGGAGTTGATTTTATCGTACTGGTTCCGAGAGGACTGCAGTATAATGAATTTGAGATGAAATACTTAATAGATTTTTATAAACTGGCTTCAAAACGCTATAAAATACAAGAATATTAACATGAATATAGTAAGATACAAACAAACAGGGGGCTTTCCGCTGGATACCAATAATTTGGATTTTCTGCAAAGCTCTTTCCACATCCTCAATACGCTTGGGAATTTGGCTGGTGATATGGTCGTTATTTCGGGCTGTGAAATCACAGGAAATACAGTGAGCAACGGAGTGGTCTATGTAAACAAAGAAGTATTGGAGTTCAGAGGCGGAAGTCTTTCGGCTAATGTCTTTATCAAAGAAGAGACAGTATCAGGAACTTTTGAAGATGGTTCATTTAAACCTATTGAGATTACACGATATGTAACATTCGGAAGCTCAACGCCAGAGAAAACCTTTAAATGGGAAGATTTTAAGCGTGTAGATAATCTGATACAACAAGGAGTAAAGAATGCTGATTTTGAAAAAAGAATTAAAGCGCTGGAAAACAAAAAAAGCCCTATGCCTATTGGCTTAATTGCTATCTGGGGGAAACCAGCCAGCGAACCTATACCAGAGGGCTGGAAAGAGTGCACCGACCTTAGGGGAAGAATGCCCCTGGGCTGGAATCCAGACGATGCTGATTTTAGCGAATTGCTAAAAAATGATGGAGAAAAGACTCATCAGCTTAAAGTTCAAGAACTCCCTGTGATAGAAGGTGGTTTTGAAACAGTCACACACATGACAAGACTTGGAACAGGAGTAGTAAGAGGAGTAAGCGGAGGACAGGCTCAAATTGCAGGGGGAGCATCACAATGGCTTCATGAACAAATGGAGTTAAAATTTGGTGGGAATCAACCTCACAACAATATGCCTCCTTACCGAATTATTAAGTTCATTGAGTTTGTAGGATTTGAATAATAAAAAAAAACATTACTATGGCAAAAACAGCGATAAATATAATAAAAAAATGGTTTAAAACAGGTTCAAAGCCTACACAAGACCAATTTTGGAGCTGGCAGGATTCCTATTGGCACAAAGATGAGATAATACCGCAGGAAAACATTCAGAACCTTAGCACCACGCTTTCCAGCAAGGCAGATGCTGACCAATTAGCCAATAAAGCTAATGCAGATGCTTCTGGTATGACTGATTTACAAGCTCAAGCGTGGGCTACATTATTAAAACCGCACCTACCAACTAGTAGCACACCGATAGATACATACACCAAAAATGAGATTAACGAAAAGTTAGGTAAAATAACTTTCAGAACTATCGTAGATGATAACGGAAGCACTTATGTGCCTCAGCCAATCTCATTTTTACCATTAGGTTCAGACCCTAATACTAATGTAGGTAGTCCAAATGGAGAGTTAGGTATGCTTAATTGGAACATGTATTGGGGTAACTACAATAAGGCTAATACAGGTAGGTTTAACCTGCTATTTGGAGTTAATAACTCTACTTCTAATGATGGTTCAAATAACACTATTTTAGGTCACTATGCATTTAATGTATCTAAGAAAGGTAACGATAATGTTATCATAGGTATGAATGCTGCATCTAAATTATTAGCAGGTTACAGCTTAACCCTATTAGGAGCAGGAGCAGGAGGGAACCTCAGCAATGAGGATAGAACCTTAGATGACCTTAAACAGATTTCGCCTGTTTTTGAAGAATACATTACAGGTAGAATAGGGTTAGGGTCTTCATTCGGATACGACAAGAAAACAGGTAGATTAAGTAGCTCTAATTCAGTATATTTAGGTTATAATGTAGGTAATGTATTCAATGGAAATACGGCAGGAGCAACTACAACTATTGGGTCTATTTGGATTGGTTCTAATGCAGGAGGAGGTGTTCAATATAGAGACTATAACAATATTGTAATAGGTAACTTCTTCTGGGCTCATGGACACCTAAGGTTCTATAATTCTGTGGTATTAGGTAACCACATAGATATTAAAGGTAATAAGGATAATATTTTAGCTATCCATAACTCAGCTACTAAGAGATGTGAAGTCACAAATGCCTTAATCTATGGAGAGTTTGACAACAGAAAGCTGGTAATCAATGGTAGCCTTACTTTGAATGTTAAGTATGTTCAAGAAGAGACTAATATGGATACAGCTAAAGCGTTAGTCATAGGCACAGATGGTTTAATCAAAAGTATGCCTTTAAGCAGTATGATAGGTAGTGGGACACCTACACCTGTTCCGAATGCTGTGAATAAGTTGGCAGGTATGAAAATATCCGTAATTGGAGATAGCATTTCTAATTTTGGAGAAACCTCAACGGAGTATAAGACTGCAACAGGATACAGCTTTGATGATACTTGGGTAGGTCAGCTACTTTCTATGACAGGCGGTATCAAGGGAACTATTGATGCAAGGTCTGGCTCACTTGTTCAAGGAAACAATGACCCTCACGCATTTGCTTTGAAAAGAACAAGAGTAGTATCTCAAGATAGTGATTACATTTTCATCTTGATGGGAGCTAATGACCAAAGATTGGAGCATCATCCTACTACACCAAGACCACTCGGAGAGGTTAAACCTAAAGGTAGTTTAGGGTCTATAACAGACACCTCAAACCCTAACTTCAACACCTTTACAGGGGCGTATCAGTTAGCTTTAGAGGATATGTTAGGACACTACAAGAAGTCTAAGATTGTATTGCTCACACCTCTTAAATCATTTAATGAAAATTCAAATGATGACACCAATAAGGGTTCAGATAGGTTTGCAGAACGAGTGATAGAATTGGCTAAATTCTATGGAGTTAGATGGATTGACACAAGAGAAACAGGATTTAATAACTACAATCACGATGTATTTTACATTGATGGTCTGCACCCTAACAAAGCAGGGCATAAAATCTTAGCTCAACTTGTAGTAGATAAGATATTAGAGTTTGGAGTTGTAAACGGAAGCGGTGGAGGAACTAACGGATACACCAAAGCAGAAGTAGACACTAAATTGAATGACATTACTATCGGAGTAGGAAACTTAGCGAGAAATTCAGCTGCACCTATGTTTAGCCCTAACTCAGAGGGAACAGGTAACGCACAAGTTATATCTGATAGAACAGGCTATTTTGTTAGATATACACCAGCTTCTGGAAAGAGTGTTGGAGTTTATGGATTTAACATGAATGCTGAGGAGGGTATCCCAAATACAAATAAAGGTGGGTATACTATTTCAATGGATTTCAGACACGCTCATACAGAAAATGTTACTATCTGGGGTCAATCCGTACCACCTAATACTTGGGTAAGAGTAAAAAGAGAGGGCTGGACTAACGAGACTGATTGGGTAGGATTTAACATACCTGT